GTATAGCGATTTTCTGGACCCCGTATTTCTTGGCCGTCTTGTATTTGTTAAATACAAATTGATTGCCCGTCAAATCTAAGTAGTTGTGGTCTGCTGACATATCCTCAGACCACTTCTTCACGACGAGCATATTCAAATAATCTTGATTACGCCGGGGCTGAATCTTAGTATATAAACTTAACACGACGCACTGCAGCAATTTCTCGGCCTCGGGTGCTGTTAGATGCTTCTTATTCATCAGTTCCGCCGCTTCCTTGTATAACTCCTCTTCTGTCTTCTTCACTTCCTCCCAGCTAGACCAATTCTTCTGCTGCTTCTCGGACTTCTCACCGGCCCGGGCAGATTCCGCTTCTTTGACTTCCTTAGACTTGGCCATCATAAGGTCGTAGAAGTGCTTGTAGATTGACTTGTAGGTTGCCTTGTCCTTGTAAAGGCTTAGTATGCATGCTGACAATAGCCGCCAGAATGCCCTTCTTGGTGCTATCCGCGTATGTTTCCAATTTGGAGGCGATGGCATCCCTCTTTTTGAGGAAAGCAAGGGTGGAAAACGGCTTCTTATCGTTCAGCATTAGCAAGGTCCGGAGGTAGAGGTTTGCAGTGGATTCGGAAACGCCGCGATCGGACACTAGAGCCTTGGAGAGGGTGGCGAGGAAGTCGGCCATTATGTTAGTTCCTTAGAAAATATCTCACCGGAAAGAACTTTTTTTCTCAGCAGTAAATATAATGGACTCTGGCCGCCGCAAGGAAATCGCCAAGCTTCGCTACGAACTGAACTTGCGGATTATTGACTTTGATGAATTGATAGCAGAGAACGAGCGGTTCACGGCCGAAGTACGTAAGAATGGGTTTGACAGCGACGACACGAAATTCCTTTTGGCGAATAATAACCGGAAAATAATCCGGGCCAAGTTGGATGTAGAGGAGGCCGAGAAGCGGTTAGAGTATATTGAAAATAAGTATTTAATAAATATGCAGAGGAGATAGCCGGTTATTCCAATAAAAATATGGGAATACTCCACCCCCCTTTTTTAGGGAAACCAAGTGGCCGAAAAGGTGGTAGGTGGTTCAACCTACCACTCAACCTACCACTCAACCTACCACTGACGTATCACGTCATAAATCTTATGATTTTATTAATATTCTAATCATTAGGTGGTAGGTGGTAGGTTGTAAATCAAAAACTAAAAAATTGTTCCCAGAAAAGGGGGGGGAAATTGCCCCCCCTTTTTGGGGAGTTTTTATATACAATCAGAAAAGGCAAAACTACTTGCCACCTACCACCTAATGACGGAGATTTTCTCCGAAAACTTTGGATTTATGACGTGTTGTGTCAGTGGTGGTTGGAGGTGGTAGGTAGTGGTAGATGGTGGTTGCACCCACCACCCACCACCCTTCCCAAAAAAGGGGGGGAGTATTCCAATTAAAAAGAATTATACAAGAAATAATAAAATAAGACACTAATAGATATGGATGCTCTAGCAACCAAGGCATTTCCCGATAACTACTCCCAAGAAGTGCTAAGAGTGTTCGAGGCACTGAGTATGACGGACCTCAAGAAATTCTACCTTGTTGGCTCGGCCTCCCTTCGGTCCCAGCAATATTCGGCCGACTTTGACTGCATGGAAAAGGTAAGGATATCTAATGCTGCCGAAATGGTTCATAATCTCCGGGACGTTGTTAAGAGTCTAAGAGCCATCCCCGACTGCTTCATTGGTGATATCAAATGTGGAGAGGAGAAGTCGTGGGATGTATTCAACGGAAATGCGGCCATTGTAGACGGCAAGGTGCAGAACTTCAATCCAACAGAAAGCAAGCGCCGCCTTGATAATCTGCGGAACCGTAATATCATCGGCCCCAAGGAAGCCAAAGAGGCCGCCGCGCTACTTGACAAGGCAACAACCCGTCTCGGTTTCATCATTGCTAAGAAGACTATCAAATTCCACATCCTCCGCTGGAAACCCCAGCAAATTCTGGAGGGTTTTCAAGAGTACAGAGGCCACCGATTCACTCTAGAGGACGCGGTAACCTCAAGGGGCCTTATAAAGGTAGATGCTGTCGCTAATATTGCCGACCGCTACACAGAATTCTCAACCATTTATGACACTTATCTAAATGGTGAATTAGTATCAGCAAGGGGATCTAATATCGTCCAAGCCCTATCAGATGATATAATGTTCTACAACAAGACCAACCCATTTAAAGCCCTCAAGCGCTATTTTGCCCTTGTCAAGCTACGCAAGGATGCCAAGGCCGCCGCTATCCTAGTTCCTATTATGAATTCTGACCTTGGTCGCCTCTATCAAATCATAGGCGACTTGCAAACGTTACGGGACCTAATGGATCGTCCCAGCTCGGCCTATAATCTCAAGATAATCCTCGGCCAAATAGACGATATGAAGGCACGAATGGGAAATCTGTATCAGCTACGGGACTTTCTCAGCAAGGAACACGACATAATAGGAAGTCTCAACGCCCTTCTTAGCAGTCCGGCCACTTCTATCAAGGGAAAGCTGGATAAACTGATTTCGGAACTGGAGGGAATTAACAACGAAGGGACGGTAAAAATCATAAAGACCACTCTTAAAAATGTCTTCCCCAGCGGTAAATAAATTAAAAACCGGCTCGTAAAAAAGCCCCAAAAATGTTAAAATCATTTTCGTTTACCCGATTTTCCATCGGGGTTCCATAAGTGTTTGGAGATTTATTAAAATTCTCGGGTAAAGGTATATAATGCCCCATCTTAACTTTGAACCCGGCAAGGGCGCAAAACCGATTGCGATTGTCAAAGGCGGCGAAGAGGACGGTAATCTTCTCTATCTTCACGAAGATTCCCCCGATGGATCCAAACCGAAGAAATCCTCCAAGAAAGGCCACGCTATAAATGCTAATACGTATGCGACGGAACTCCGGACAGTCAAGCCCCAAGAACGGGTACGCCTTATGGCCCGGCTGGAGGAGGCAAGGGACAAGGGCCTAGAGCCCGACCAGCTGATAGGCGAGACTGCACTCGGCAAACAATTATACGAGCGCATTCTTTCTGATGAAACCGCTTCCAAAGAAGTCACATTAGAAAGTGGTGCTTTTGAATTGCTTCCGTCGGCTGACCCTAAAAAGCGTGATGTATTTTATATCGCGGGGGCTTCCGGCTCCGGCAAGTCTTATATTGCTAAGGGGCTGGGCGAATACTACCAGAAGCTATTTCCAGATCGTTCCGTCTATCTGATTTCTAAACTTGCGGAGGATGCTGGAACTCTAGACAAAATGAAGCCACCCGCAAAGCGTATCAATATCCAGTCACTTATTGACGATTTCCCTAATTTAGACGAGTTTAAGAACTGTATGGTGATATTTGACGACTATGACACATTCACCGGCCCCGCAGAAAAAATAGTCCATAAGTTAATAGATGACTTGGCTACAATGGGTCGCCACACTAACACAACAATGCTCTGTCTTTCTCACTACCTTACTAACTACAAAAAAACCCGGCTCCTCCTCAATGAAGCAACCCATATTGTCGTCTACCCAATGGCTACCTCCTTCCACGCCCTCAACTACCTCCTCAAAACCCACGTTGGAATGACAAAAGACGACATACGGGATTTGAAGAAGATGGGGCGGTGGATTTGCATATTCAAAAATTTCCCGCAGTACATCGTATCGGCAACCCACGCCCGGATGCTGATTAGGGACTAGCCGGGGAGCGTGACATCATCTACATCATCTTCTGTCTCTTCCTCGGCTTCTACAACCGGTGCCTTTGCGGCCACCTTCACAACTGGATCTGGAATACCAAACTCCCGTCTGTAGGCGACACGAATATCTTCAAAGAATTTCTCAGCACCGGCCCCAAATGTTCTAGTGATTTCTTGCTATGCAATCATTAGAAAGGAATGATTTTGGAAGGCATTCGCCTTGAACCTTATTTTCTATATAATTATTGAGCCAAAATGTCGCTACAAATCCCGCCGCCTTGTCCTTCAGAATACGCTTGGCTATGCCTTGGGATATCTTGTGCTTGTGCTTTATGGGTGCTACCTCTTTCTTCAATTTGTGGTCCTTAGAAAGGGGGCTTCCGTGGTTCATCATTCTATTCCATACATATAAAATAAACCTCTTATAGATGTCAGTCCCTTCTGGAGTGCTGCGTTATGCTGGTATTTGGAATGCTTCCAGTACCTACACGCCCGGCCTCTTCGTTCAATCATCCCTTGTCAATAACTCGTTCGCTGTCCTTCAAACTGTTACCGGCGGTGCAGACCCTTCTGTCGCCTTGGCCCCGAACTGGGTAGAATTTCCTCTACCGCCTTCCGGTGATATTACAAGCGTTACAGCCGGTACTGGGCTGATATACTATTACAAAAACTCCACCATTTCAAGCCACATATTACAAGACAACAAACCAGAATCTAATTGACCCAAATACAGACATAACATTTGATGGACTGGCGGGGTGGAGTAATAATGGCGGATATATCACACACACCCCCGGAACGACAGCATTTACGGTAGTAATGTCCGGTTTATATCAATTAGAATGGAATGCGAGTATAACAGCAAATGGGGCAACTTGGAATCCGGCGAATAACAAGGTAATTTCTATAGACATAACCCGGTCACCACCGGCCGAACAAATCGTTATATCTCAGACGGCCGTGTGTTCCACGCTGACAAATTACACCCAGAGTTTATGCACTACTTTCTATCTCTTGGCTGGTGATGTGCTGAACTGCCGGATACAAGGAACCTTTGCGACGAACACTCCCTTCGCTACAGCACTAACAAACACTTTTGACCTTAATACTTGGTTTACTTGGAGATACATTAATTAAGCGATGATAGATCAATAAACATCCATCTAAACCCCGGTTATTCTTAATAAGTAGAAATGATAATAGGAAGGCCCCAAAGTTCTAATTTATATCCTTATCCCTCAAAATCATTTTATATTTATATACGAAAGAGGGGAGGGGAGGACAAATACGTCGCACAGCGAAAATATCCCGAGGGATTTAGCAAGTCCGCCGTGTTTTGGACCTTTGAAGAAGCCTTGGCATTTTTGAATAACCTACAGTAGAGATGAGCCTATCGGCTGGAGCAGAAAAACAAGCTGAGGCCTACTCACTAAGCGATGATGATATCCGTGGCTTATTGGGAGGGAATATAGAGATAACCCCGTATTCAAAAATAAAGGACGTGCAGAATATCAACGAACTATTTGATAGTAGGGGTCGCGCTATCATTTTTTATCCACAGCAGAGCGAAAATGTCGGTCATTGGACGTGTATGATAAAGGACGGGCGCCAAATAGAGTTTTTTGACCCGTACGGGGAGCCTCCCGACGCACAGAAGGACGGCCTTTCCAAGAACCAGCTAGAGAAAATGCGAATGGATCACCCAGACTTGACCCGGCTCTTAGAAGAAAGTGGCTGTCACGTTATCTTCAACAAGGTTCAACTCCAGAAACTGGCGAATGACGTGCAGACGTGCGGCCGTCATTGCGTCTGTCGCCTCCTCTATTATAAGATACCGATACAGAGGTATCGGCAGATGATACATAAAACGGGTATGACCCCCGACGAGTTCGTTGTTGCTAAGACCTATAACAACTTGGGTAAGTAAAAATATTTACAGAGTGTAGAATGTCCTACTCGTTTCGCAGTATTGTTGATGGCGGAGCCGATAGCGAGATGATATATTACAACGCTACGATGACCTCCACCAAGACGGCTGACCTTACAGTATCGCAGCCGCCTCAGCCGGTGAAGTTCAACGAAACCCGTGATGCCCCTATTATCAGAGATGCGTCGCTGTATAACTTCTCCATTATAAAATTTACTATGAACGGCCCCGGGCGTGAATTGCCTCTATTCATTCCGCTCATCCAGACCAACGGAACGGTGTCTGCGAATGATGGCATACAGACAGACCCAAACCGGACTATTTACAACCTTGCTATTCCCTATCAGCGGACTTGGAACTTCACGAATAATGTGACCGGCTTGGCTGACACTGCCACTATCACTCTGGCCCCCTCAAGCCATGCAATAATATATGTCCCCGAAATTCAAAACACGACGATTGCACCGGTTCCTCAAGTTCCAGCAACGGGAATAGTAAAGCAAGACCTTTCTACCCGGTATTACTGGGTGTATACCTACAGCCATTTCGCCCAGATGGTGAATGATGCCCTAGAGGCGGCGATGGTAGATACCTTTACGGCATTCAACTTCTTTTGGGGAACACTCCCGACGGCTACCGTCAATCCGTATTTTACCGCCGGTATTCCCGACTTTAACAAGTTTGTTCTAGACCACGATGTGCCTTTCATCAAGTATAATGAATTCACCAAGCTCTTTGAACTCTACGGCGACACGAGGGCTTTCAATATCAGCGGCCAAATTACCTCGCCGCAGAATTACAATATTCGCACTGGCCTTCAAATTGGAACCCAAGCCCCGATACCGGCCTTTGTCCCGACCGTCTATACTGCTGGTGATCCAGCCTCTCCCGCCTCAACGGCCTATCTCCGGCTGTTCTTCAATACGGAACTGATGAACCTTCTCGCAAATTTCAACAATACCTTTATTGGTGCAGTGGGTGGTAGCAGTATTACGTTTCCTATCCCAAATATATCTGGTAACCTCTACTATCCTATTGGCAATTCCACCCCTTTCACCGGTGTGGGTCCTTGGCTCTATTCCCACGAAATCCTATTCACAAATCAACTCTATACGAATATCGTCAATAACAACCCACTACTGCAAGGCAGCGCGGCGGTCCCTCCTCCAGTCTATAACCCATACTTCCTCATCCCGACGGATCGTCAAAACCTCTACTGGAAAGTCGTCCAAGACTATCGCTCTACGGATGCGATGTGGTCGCCGGTGGCCTCTATTGTTTTTACTTCCGCGATGCTCCCGGTGAAAAAGGAGTATAACTCGGCAATTGTAGATCTGAACGCGGGTAATTTGGGCAGTGGTTCTGTTGGCTCCCCTAGTGCTTTCCAGCCTATCATTACGGATTTCAGTATAGACCAGCAGCACGAAGGGGCCGAGGGGTGGCGCAATTTTACCCAATACGAGCCTTCGGCAGAATACAGAATGATTTCTATGACCTCCTCCCACGAGGAAATCCGCAATCTAGATGTCCAAGTCTTTTGGAAGTACCGGCTGACTGGGGAACTCATTCCCCTTACGGCGGCGAACTGCTCCGACATCAATATTAAAATGTTATTCCGTAAAACAGACTACCGTTCCTAAATTTAAAAGTTGTTATCCTCTCATTTTTTTTATGCTTCCTAAGTATAACAACAATGAGCGCTGACATTGAGAAGTTGGCAGTGTTTGATGACCGCATTGTGCAGACCCGCCCTAAGTACGCCGTGGAGAAGGGGGCGCTGTCCCTCACTAACGCACCTTTTGCGGCGATTTCGCAGTCCCAGTCCCAGCACACCTATAACGTGTATGTTCCCTCCGAGAACGTATATGTCGCCCGTGACATTGACTGGTCCTCTACCGTCTATCTCCAAGTGGCCGTTCGTCTGGCCGACACGGCGGGTGGCCAGTACCCGGTAGGTGAGCCTCTTCTGCAGTTAGGCGTAGATGGCTCTCTGGCGGCCTTCCCGCTGAACTCCCTCTGCGCGACGATGACGGCGACGATCAACGACACCACGGTAACAATTAACTCCCAAGATGTGATGACAGAGGTTCTCCGTCTGACGGACTACAAGCAGAACCGCCTCCAGCGCACTTGCCCGACGATGTTGGACAAGTACCAGCAGAACGCCGATGCTCTGAATGCGACCAACGACCCGATCTCCGGCTATACCAATATGTCCCACGACTACCACGAGCAGCCCAACGGCTCTTGGGCGAACTTGGCCTTCACGAATGCGGCGGGTGCGCCTCTGTCTTCTCTGGCACCCGCCACATCCTACGTGGATGCGAACGGGACGACTGTTAACTTCGTGAATGGTGTCCCCGTATCAACGGACCAAGGCGCTGGTGTTGTCAACGGCCTCTACATCGTGTATCTGCGTTGGCGCACGACGGAGAAGCTGGTGCTGTCTCCCTTTGTATTCGCTGACAGCCACGGCTCCGACACGGGTCTCTTCGGCATCAACAACATCCAGCTCGTGATGAACATGCGTGAGCCAAGCCGGTCGCTGCGTCTGCGTAACAGTACCGTAGGGTCAGCCCAGAAGCTCTACTTTGCGGGTGCCAATACAGCGGCAACTTGGGCGAACCCGGTTCAGTATAACCAGTCCCGGGTCAACGGACCCTTTGAGAACTCTTTTATCAACGTGCAGTTCCTCACGCCCTCTCTTGATATCCCTCTGCCCCCTAAGAGCGTGGTTCCCTACATGGAGTTTCCCCGCTACATCACTCAGCCCCTAACGTCGGCGATGGCTGCCGGTGCGTCCGAGCAGCTTACTTCCCAGACTATCACGCTACCCCAGATTCCCGACCTCCTCATCATCTACTGCAAGGCCCTTGCGGACACGAATACGGTGGCGGCGAATCGCTCGTATGACCCCACTCTGCCCCAGTATGGCTCATCTTATCTGCCTATCGACTGCGGTGTAGATGGTGGCCGCCCTCAGAACCCCTTATCAGTCAACTTTGACAACTTCTCCGGTCTGCTGTCATCTCAGACCCCCGAGCAGTTATACCACATGTCCGTTCGTAACGGCCTAGATGTGGATTGGGACACGTGGTCGGGCCGCGCCCGTGTGCCTTCCGGCTCCGTGGGAGCCACCGTGTCTACGGTGGGTGGCTTCCTCGTGCTGAAGCCCGGCGTTGATCTGACACTCCAGTCCGGCCAAGCGTCTTCGCTGGTGGGCAACTTCACGCTGCAGTTCAACGTGCGTGTTCGAAACACCTTCGGCTTCCCCGTGAACCCCCAGTTGTTCGTGATTACGGCGAACTCCGGCTTTTTTGAATCCGTGCGTGGCTCTTCTCGTATCATAAAGGGCGTTCTGTCTGAGCAAGACATCATCGCCGCACCTCTGGCTCCGGCGGGAACTCGTTCCGGCCTTGCCCGTATGATCGGCGGGAAGATGATGGCTCTGGCAAATCGTTTGGGTTTGTCTTCTAGCGGTGGTGCGTCTAAACCCGCCGAGAAGAAGGAGGAGATGGGTCGCCCTATGGCGGGAGCGGGTAAAAGCCTCTCTGCCCGGCTAATGTGAATTCTCTAAGTTTATTTTCGCATCCCTTAATATAATATGGCTTCACTTGAGAGTTTGAAGAACCCCGTGACGCGCCTAGGTGTCCTTGGAACCGCTGCCTCTCAGTCGGCGTCTTTTCGCCGTAACGAAGTGAATAACGGCGATATTTGGGATGTTACCAAGCAGTATTACCTCAACGACATGGTTTTCTCCGAGATTGATGGTGGTGCTTATGTATTTTCTGGCGGTGCCACTGCGGGGGGCGCTCCCCCCCAAACAAGCATTCTTGGCGGTGTTGATCCAGCGACTGATTGGTTCAACGGGAACTCCGTTTGGGTTCCTTTGGCGACCCTCGGCCCCCGTGTGGTGGAACCGACTGGGACCCAGAGTGCGACTGCTGCTACGGGTGGTGCTTTTGCCTTCGTCAATTGCAACCTAGAACAAGGGGGTGTGGGGAATGCTACCAACTTCCCCCTTGGTAGTGCGAACTACATGGCCCACGTGCAGATGACGGTTAATTTTGGTTCATTAGCGACTGCTGCGGAGTGGTTCACTCTCACATTCACCCCTACCGGCGGTACTGTGGCTCCGGCTGTTGCTGTGACAGTAGTCCCGGCGGTTGGTTTGGCGGCCCAGAATGTGTCTGTGTCGGCGTATGTGCCTCTGGCGACCGACGGCACCACGGACGAAATCGTTCTGACGGGTGCGATGAACTCCGCTTCTACTGTGGCGGTCTCCTCCATCTCCAACCTAAACGTGTCCTATATCCCCGTCATGCCTTAAACGATCAGATTTCCTAAAATAACTTCACTAAGCAGATATGAGTGTTTCCGGCCTCGCCACCCCATTCCAGCGCCTAGCAGCACTGCCTCAAACGATGAATTGGAGGGGAGTATGGTCTATCACCGAAAACTATCTGCTTAATGATGTTGTGGAAGATACAACAAATAATGCTACGTATATATTGACGGGAGTTGTATCTATAGTAGGCGGCCAGAACCCGGTCCAATCGCCGAATTGGTCCGAGCTAAGTGGTACTGCTGTTGGTGTTGCTGGTGTAACAGCCGGTGCTGGAATTGCTGTAGACAATACAATTCCATCCCAACCTCAAATTAGCAATTCCGGGGTATTGCAAATTCAAGGTGCCGTTGGCGTGGTTGTAGATAACACCGATCCGCAACATCCTATAATAAACAGCACTGCTATTCAACATTTGGCTCCCGGTCCCGGTATTTCCATAAATAGCGCAAATCCTATTATTCCGGTTATAGCCAATACGGGTGTTAGGCAAATCATTACCAATCCCGGAAGTGGAATATTAAGCACGGGAGGTTCCACGCCTACGCTTGTCAATACGGGTGTTCTAACCGTAGGCGCTGGTGTAGGAATTCAAACGACACAATTAGGAGGTGCCGTTCAAGTTACAAACACTGGCGTAGGTGCTTTAACACCGGGTCCGGGTATTTCCATCACCGGTCCCTCCATCACACCAACAATTGGCAACTTGGGGGTGCTAACGATTGCAGCGGCCGATAATACCATTACCGTAGATAACACGAATCCACAGCATCCGCTGGTATCTGGCCGGACAAATACCATCACGATTGCGGGTCCCTCATCCCTTGTTGGCGGGTCCTTTAATATACCCCCCCAGACAGCCGGAGTCTTAACTTTTAACTACCAACAACCACAAACCCTATTCTCAGATTATTTTACTAACGGGCCACCAGATCCCACGGGGATATTCATGATTGACTTGACAAGCGCGGCATTTTCCTTTGGCGCTCCGGGAGTCATAGGATCTAGCAATACACTTGAATTGGCGCTTGTTAGTCTGACTTCGGCTTACGTAGCAACACCAGCTGGTATAAATACTGTCTACTTCCCCTTTGGAAGCACTACACCCCTTGCTGGTAACCTACCACAGTTCTATGTTGATATTGAAGCAGCCCGGACAGCGGGAGTAACTAATCCAATTGGTATAAGAATTACGAATAATACTAATCTCTATTTTAGAATGGGCAGTTACGGGACTATCACAGCCCAATATTTTCCCCTAGGCTTACAGTAGAAGAATGTCGCAAGATATACAAAATGAACTAAGGAACCCATTAGAGCGCTTAGCGGTACTCCCGAACATGATGAGTTGGCGTGGCGAATGGAACATAGATGACGAATACTACCAGAATAACGTCGTAACGGACCCGATCAATACTGGTTCGTATATCTATACCGGATTTTCTGCGGCTATTAGAGGAGGCGACCCGCCTTCCCAAGTTATTGGGCCGTCTATCTGGACTGCGTTTGGCTCAACGGTCGCCGCTGGAGTGCAACTACTGAAAGAGGGGGAGGGAATTCTAATAGACGGATCCGATACTATTCCCACTGTTTCTAATACGGGTGTTCTAACAGTATCAACAGACGGTGGTTTGCAGAATATAGGGACCAATCAATTTCCCGTACTCACACTTGGGAATGCCCTTTCACAAGTGCAAGGAGGCTTGGGGATTACTATAGACAATACGAATCCAAACCAGCCTAAAATAGACAATTCGGGAGTGCTAAATATTTTTCCGGGTGCTGGAATTTCTGTAACGGGTCAGAATGATTTGACCGTGGCTAATACGGGAGTTGTTTCCATAAGTGTAGCGCCCGGTACAGCCTTGACCATAACAAATCCCGGGCAAAATCCCACGATAAACAATACGGGATTAGCGAGTATAACACCAGACAATGTAGGAATAGAACTAGAACCCGGGCGACCGGCAAATGAGCCACAGTTGAATAATACCGGGGTCATTTCCATAAGGCCTAATAACATAATAGTAACTGGTTCTGGTAATAATATATTAAGTATGTTCAATCCAGTCAAGTCACTTGTATTCAATGCCCAGAATTTGGTAATGACCCCTCCCTTCATGGGTGGCGGCGCTCCGACAGATGCCACAATCCCTATTACCCAAACCTTGGGGACCTTCTGGGAGTCCGTCTGGAATAATGGGCCTCCTTTTGGTTTGCCTTCCGGGACTTTTCTAATGAATTTTTCCTTGAAATTTCGCTCCTACATGCCACCCACCTCTGGTGGCACGTCAGCTATAACATTAAGTATCTGGTTGCAAGATAATACCAACGGCTTAGTAGAAATAGGGCCGTTCCAGTTTTTCTCTGGAATCGGTACTAATAATTTTCCATTTAGAACGTTTGTCGTTACCGATATTGCTGTGAATGTGAGCCAAAACTTAGGATTCCGCAGATTGACCGGCTTACGTCTACAAATAACTAGAATAGGGGGACCCGTCTTCGCAGCTTTAACACTAGACTCTTCTGGCCCTTGCTATGCGACGTGGTTTAATCAAAATGTGCCGTTTCCTTATCCGCAACCGCCTATTCCTCCTCCTCCTATGTCGCCGCCTCCTATTCAGCTCCCGGCTTGAGTTTGACCTCCAGTTCAACACTATTGTTGATTATATTACTAAGATTTTGCTCTAGACTATCAATATATTTACGATTCTCACCAAGGCTCATAGCCTCATTCCAGTCGCGCTGATTATTAAGATAGCCCTCAAACTCCCTAATGTTATGAGATACCTTCTTAAGGTTTTTCACAACAGATATCAGCCAAGGTAAGGAGATCTTGATTTCTATTTTGTTCATCTCTACTAGATGGCGATACATTTATCGTATATGCAACAAATGGCTGCGGCGGCCTACGAAAAAAATCCTCCAAGAGAAGTAGGTGGATTCAAGTTACTAGCAGATACACCGACACTTAAATTTTATTCTGCTGGTAGACTTATCATCGTTGCTGTAAGAGGGACAGACGACGCAAGGGATTTCTCCGCTTGGCACCTAGTAGCTTTGGGACAACTGGATAACTCGTCTAGGTACCAAGAGGATCTACAGAACCTTATTGAATTCCAGAAGAATTATCCTATGAGCGAATATACTTATATCGGCGTAGGTCATTCCTTGGGTGGTGCTATAATTGATAGGTTTCTGCGTATGGGGCTTCTCCGTAACGCCTTGTCTTATAATGCTGCTCCAGAGCCTCAAGAATTAAAGGGCAATCCAGTGCATCGCCGGATATACCATGAGGACGACCCCTTATACAAAATAGCCGGAAGGTTTATTCCGCGTATTGAAGTTCGGAAGTCACGGGATCCATTCTGGCTCAAGTATCTACGAAATTTTGTCCCTCTAGGAATTGCGAAAGCATATAACGCGGTAATAAAGCATAAGTTGCCTACCTTCCAAGGCGGGGTAGGTGCGTCGCCCCAATATACACAAGGCCTTACACCATCACAAAAAAAGAAGCAAGTGGCATTTATAGAAGAATCAAAAAAGGCCTATCAATCAACGGGTAAGGTTGAAGATAGGCCAAAGGTATCTAATAAGCCCACAAGGCGCAGTAAGCACGTTGTAAAATTTGAGAAGAAATACGGGTTTCCAATAACGGATATAGAAAAGGTAAAGAAGGCCTTTGAAGACGTAGACGTTGATACAATTCTATCAAAGGGAGCGGGAGCTTATGGATCATCTGGTTCTCGTCCTAATGTATCAATAGCCCAATGGGCTTACGCTCGTCTTGCGTCGGTATTGACTGGGGGGCCATCCCTTCGCATTGATAAGGACTTGGTGGGTCCCGAAAGTATGCAGAAAATCCAAGACGGTTCTTCATAGTTGGTATAATGGGGGCTTATTTACACGGGAAACATCTAAATATCCATTACTTTTACTTATTTACACGGTAAATAACTAAAAGTAATCATTTTTCTTTACAAAAAGATATTTAAACGGTAATAAAACCGGTTTTATTAC